TGCACTTACACCTTCTCCACCAGTTCCAGTATTATCAAACAATAGTCTATCGTTGACCTTATAATCTTTACCACCACCTTCTACAAGGTATTGATCAATGTTTGCGGAAGAAAACTTGTTTGTTGATGATACAATTAGAGAATCCGCAGTTCCACCTCTTATAAACGGATAGTAACTATAATATCCAATACCATCTTCAATGTAGGTGAGTGTTTCACCAGTTTCCATTATAATAAGAGTTGTACTGTCTTCTAGTGCTAAGAAGAAGTCAACTTTGTTATCTAACTCTTTTCTTTTCGCTGTAATGTTATCAACACCTACAAATGGAGCTCTGTAGCGTATTGCGTCTTCTGTAAAGTTTTTCTGTAATCCATTACCATCCCAATTGACCTCATCCGCTTGTCCATAAAATTCTGAACCAATAAAGTAAGGAAAAGCAGGAAATCCAGTTGTACCTGTAATAGTTGTAAAATAACAATATGTTCCATTTGGATATTCTGGAGTAACGCAGAATCTTCCATTATAACGGTCTAAATCGCCTAATCCTTCCACATACTCATAATCTTCAACATAAGTCCCTAGAGGGTCTGTAAGACCGCTTAGAAGAGACTCTCTGCTAGTCTTTACTCTATAACTGGTTCTAATACGTTTATATGCGTTAAATGGTGCACTGTTCTCAGGATCTTCGTATCCATAAGGTCCGTAGATTGGATGTCCGTCATATGCCCAACCAATAATAGGAGAATGGAGTGTAGGAGGTAATTCTTGTAGAGTGTTAGTATTATCAAGACCAATACTATCCTTAAGTAAGAATCTTAGTTGTTTTGGATTATAGAGATAAGAATACTCTCCACCATAGATCAAATAGTTCTCACCTTGGAATACCGCACCACCAAATGCATCAGTGGTCTTAGGTGATACAAATGTACTACTACCTAATTCATTACCAGTTGCTGCTTCGTTTATTGATAATTCTGTAAGTCTAGTCTGGAATGACGCACCAGAACCAGGATATACAATACTAACCTGTGTAGCACCCGCAGTATAACCAATACCTTTACTGGACACTGTAATACCAGTAACAATGTTTGTACTTAGATCAACAGTAGCAAATGCGGTTGCACCAATACCGTCTCCAGTGATTACGACATCAGGAGGACCGAAATACGCACTACCACCAAATGTAACAATAATACTCTCTATCTTTCCGCTAATGATTGATGGATATGCAACAGCACCACTACCACTAATCAAATTAATAGTTGGTTCGTATGTATATTGCGATCCTGCGTTTGTTATGTTGATACTATCTACAGGACCTCTGCAGACTGCTGTAGCAGTTGCTCCTATTCCTCCGCCACCTGTGATGGTTATAGTAGGAACGCTTGTATATCCCGCACCACCATTTACAATATTAATACCAGTTACGATTCCGTCCGTGATTTGTGCAGTAGCATATGCTTGGTTTCCGCTTGTTGCTCCTCCACCTACGATAGAAACGCTCGGTTGGGTTCTATATCCCGCACCTCCACTCGTAACGTTGATAGCAGTTACGGAACCTGAGATAGAAACATCTGCAGATGCGGAAAGTCCTTCATACTCCCAATCAATCAATCCTACAGTTTGTATCCCTGCAGTGTGTAATGGATACACTGTTGCGGAAGATCTAGCAGGATTTAGTGCTTTATACCTTCTACCTTGATATGTTACTCTAGTAAGAGACGCATATGCTTTATCTAATTCATATTCTGGTTCAAACTCTACAGTAGGAGGGTTTGTGATGTCATATCCAGATCCACCACTAATTCTTTCAATAGTTCTAATACCACCATACTTTTTCGTAGTTTCAGACTTATATGAGTAGAATGGGACTCCATTTGCTCCAATACCAATTTGACCGATTGGTGTAGAGGTTTTCTGCGATTTAATACTTGGTGTAAGAGGAATACGCTTCAAATACCTCTGGTTGCCAGGATCTAGGTCTGTAGAAGCAAAAGGACCTATGTTATGAGTTGGTATGCCTGTACTAGCGATTATTGCATCTGTAGATGACTTATAAGTGTTCTGTACGTCTCCTGTAGTTTCTTTTATTGCAAGATTGATAGAACTGTCGGTAGATCTACCAAAAGCAAATTCTCTGGCAATATAGAACTCAAATCCACTAATACCAAAAGCAGGAGATGCAGTAAAGATAAACTCGAAGGTAAATTCATCAACAATACCTACAACTGTGTGAGTATTGTTATAAAGGTCTTCTGGAGCGTTTAATATTCTAACATTGTCATTTCTAACCAATCTATGCTTCTCTTGAGTCACAATGGTACATCTAACCGTTCCATCTGTTGCGGGTGCTGCTAGGGTCGCTGAGACGCCTCTGAGAGCACGTCTAACATTGTATATAAAACTATCCCAGATAGAATCAAGACTGTCAAAACCTGGTGCAGTAGGTGTAGTGACTTTTGAGTCTGGTAAGTAGTATTTTCCACCACCATTGAGAACAACACCTCTAGTACCACCAAATATCTTTAATTGTATCTCTGAACCATCAACATTGGAGTTACCATAGATTTTAAACGCAGCAAACGTTTCCTGTCCTGCATCATGTGCTACAGCGGTTGTATTTTCTCTTGCACGGTTACATCCTATGAATTGCGTAACTGTTTTATCGGTATAACTGATTATTTCGTCTTCTATCCTAAATCTACCATTTGTTTCAGGCCATCCAAGTGTAGAATCAACTGTAACAGTTGTATCTGTCAAATTACTACCTAAATCTTGTGCTAGGACTGTTTTATACGGAGTTACAAAGGTTCCGAGTGAATTATTAGTGTCTACGTCGATTTCATAGATTGTTCCGTTCGAGGTAAAGACTTCTACGACTCCTTTTACGTAAATTCTTGCAGATCCGACATTTGGATCGTTTGGATCCGCTTCTTGGTACAATACTTGACCAACTAGATTGATAGGATCTCCAGAAACAGGAACTGCACGGATAATTTCCCTAGAAGTGTAAAATGCATCACTAGGTTTAAATATTCTCTCTCTTGGATATGATATTTCCGACTCTACGCCAAATAGTGTTCTAATAACAAACTGGAATGACCTACTTGTACCTTTTGAAGAGTAAAAGTCCTTAATACGTTTGATAACAGTGCTTTCTGTTACTCCAGTTGCAAAATTCTTTGGAAATGTTGATAAAAACTGTTCTTTGAACTTTCCAAGCATGTATAGCGGGAAAATATTGTTCAAATTGACAACTTCAGTGCCTATAGTGTGTGCAGATGCAGTTGTTGACTCAAATTGATACTCAGATTCCAATCCAACTGCTTTTACAGCGTTAAATCCTCTTGCACAAGTCTGAAATAGTGTTGCTCCCTTACTTTGGTAGTAAATTATCTCATTATCAACCATCAAGAGTCCCTCATCAGGGAAATCTCGTGTAGATGCAACGTCAATCGTTGTAGAAGTAGTTGTAACTGCGGAAATTAGTGTTGTAGTAGTAACTAAGTCTCCATAATTGTCAATATTATAATAATCTGCCCAGTTTTGAATTATATCAATGCAATATCCCTTTAATTCTTGTGACTTATAGTATTCCTTGACAAAATCAATAAACGTAGGAAACTGTTCCCTTATAAAACTAGGGAATTGTCCTGCTATGTTAGTTGATATTTTGGATCTGGACTCTGGACTGACTTCCGATGGTACAGGCGGTTGTGAAACCGTTGTAGTGGGCGTCGTCCACGATCCAACTCTCCAAGAACTATTTGTCATATTGATTAATAGCTAGATTCTGGAATAACTCCTGTTCCAGATAAATTAGAACCACTACTAATAGTATCTTCTACTACAGTAATGACTGAGTTATCTATACCCATAGTAATGTACGTTTCTCTGAGTGAGACGAGATCATTTGACTTAGGTGTAGCTTTGATTTGTAATGTATTGTTTGTCACACTAGTTGATTGTATAATTAAGTCATTAATTACAATTTCACCCATATCATAATCTACAGATCCCCATAAACCATCAATGTACTCAAACTCACCAGTACCTTTAACATAGTAAAGTCTCAATGTCTGATTACCATCGTCATTTAGATAGTAAGTATTGACATCATCACCTACAATTTTAAATCCACTGGAAGATACAGCGGGATTTGTAGAGGTTTGCATGTTAATTCTATTACCATAACAGATTTTATAGTTGACACGAGCATTTAATGTTACACTAATGTTCTTTCTCATGGTAACACGAGTAATATTAGATGTAATTGACCTTTCAGAATCATCAATTATGTTCTGTGCCTTAGAATATTTGAATTTACCACCAAATTTATTGAACTCACCACTAGAATTGAGTGCAGTAAGTGTAGTAATTACCAAATTCTTGATTTCATCCGCAGTTCTACGTGTATTGTTGGGGTTGTAATACACAAAACTCACCAAATCTATGTAAAGAATGGAAGGATCAATGATTGTTGGTTGAATTGCAGCGATAGAATACTCTCTGAGCTTCTTTAAAACAGAGTTTTTCTCAGAAAGTGATAACTTATCAGCATTTCTTGGTTTGATTGCTAAAAATACCTTGCCATATTCGGGAGGTTCCGCTTCTTCTCCACCATAACATGCAATAGATGCGACGTTTGGATAGATTTGCGGGATGATTGCTTCATAATCCTGCGTCGAAACTGCTCTACCGAACGCAGAATAGAACTTTGGAGCTCCAAATTTGATAGATTCCGTAGTTTCTGGGTCTGATCCACCATCAGGGAATGAAACTGCAGTAATTGTAATACCAGAAGTTATAGCATTTCCTGCATTATCTCTATAAGTTCCAATATTCTCAAAAACTTTAAGTCCATTTGCACCAGTTCCACCAGAAGTTGTATATTTTACAGTTACAACATCACCATTATTAAGTGCCTTACCTACAACACCATCTCCAAATAGTATTTCTGGTATCTGGTACTCACTCTCTTCTAAGAAAAATACCTTAGAAGTAGAATCAATCTTAGTAATATCTGTTGCTTGTAGATATTTTTCTGTGATTGTACCAGAAGTTACCTCTACAATCATAGAAGTTGTATCTACTCTTTCGTTTGTAAGTATAAATCTCTGTCTTTGAGACGTGTCTTTAACAAAAGTATCAGTTAAAAACAGTCCTTCGTATAAAACTGTGTTAGAAAACGTTGCAATACCAGTCAAACTATCTACAGATTGTGCAATATCTGTAGGAACTGAGAAAACAAAGTTGTTATTATCTAATCCTGTGAAGTTTGCAACCAGTCCTGCAGCGATTGTGACTGATTTTGGGTAAGGAAATGGTGTTTGTACTGCAATATTACATGTAGTACGTGCTGATCTTGCTGATTTTGGTGTGTAACCAATCATTCTTGCAAGTTTTACAACGTTTTCACGTAAAACTGCTGTTTCTAGGAACCCTTCATTGACTGCTAAGTTGGCATTTACACTAGAATAGTAAGTATTGTATGCTAACGTGTCGATAAGCACTGTCAAAGACGATCCTTCAAAGTCATAATCACTAAATTGTGACTGTGACCTTAAGTATTCTTTGATTTGTGCCTTGATTTCAGCGAACTCAAGAGCATTGACTTGATTAAATGCCATTATGGTTTAAATGCTACCGTGATATCATCAAATTTAGGAGACAATCCTAGTATAAGATAAGTTACTCTACAGTTTAACTCATTACGATCTTCTTCAAAGTCTACATCTACAGATACTGCTGTAACTCTAGGTTCATGTATCTCTACAGAGTTCTCAATTCTATTCTTTACCTCTAATTCCATAGTTGGAGTAGAGTTCTCAAATAATAGACCAATTATATTGCCACCGAAGAATGGGTCAAAAGGTTTTTCGTAAAAATTATAAAGGACTATGTTCTTAACTGACTCTTTAATTGCAGCTTCGTTCTTCAATGCCAAAATGTCATTTGTCACTGCGTTCTTTTCAAATGTCAAGGAGAAGTCCCTAAAAGACTTCGATGTCAATGCCATTAAAACGTACTATACCTTCAATAAGTTATTTATACTCGTTTTTTAGGTTTTCTGTCAGAACGTGGGTCAGTGATTAAGTAGCGACAGTATTCATTGCCATGATCATAAAAATGATCTGACATATCTACAGGAATGTTAGCATTCCTTCCACCATCTTTGATTCTATTTGCCTTGGCCACGATACCTCTTCTTTGCTTTGTTTCTAGACGTAGCACTGTACTTAGTGTGTTGTCCACGACCTTGTGCGGTCTTCTTTGGTTTCATTTCAACGGAAGGTACACCGTTATTAAATCTTGTTGCCATAATTTATCCTGCAAAAACGTTTGGTGATCCTGCTGCAACTGATGTGCAACCTGATATACCATCTCCTACTCTACCACATCCTTTACCATTTACAAAAACAGTTGAACTTCCTGTAGCTATTGATGCTGAGTGTGGAGGACACACAGGTGCTGCAGGAGGTAAGAGATGAGTTGTATTACTATCTCCCTGACGAGAGATACCTATGCCATTGCAGAATACATCCGATGAACCCCCTGCTCTGGTCATACCAGTACAATGAGCTACGTCTGCGTCACCTATTCGGGTTACTGCGGGCATTACTTTCTCTCCCTTGATGCGATGATTTGTAAGTATTCTGAATATTTACTCATGGCGATGTGTTCTTCAACGCTATGAGGTTCGGGTGGAGGTGTCGGGTTAAATTCAATCAAGTGATCAAACGTATCGGGAAGGTCACCACACCTATCGAATTCGAGGAGTTTCCCCTCGTCCTTTATTACGAACTTCCCTTCCAAGTCGTCCATTGGATTAATCATAATACTCCTAGTTATTTAGAGACCCTACGCGGGTTACGACGCGATTTTTTCTTTTTAAACTTTCTCTTAATTTGCTCAATCACAAACAGATCTACAATCTCAAACAGGAATACAAGTCCTAGAAAGGTTACTACCCCTGCTAGTACAGTATATTCAACTAACTTCTTACCAATTCGTATCATCGCCTTCTGTCAGAGTCCCGACAGTATGTTCTACAATCTCTGTAATAGTCTTATCATGATCTATGACAACATCAACTAATCTCTCATACTCACCATCAACAGTTCTCTTCATGAGTAACTTAGAGTTAGCTACCTTCCTCTCTAATACATCCAACCTCTCTAATATCTCATCATACCTTCTATCTGTATGTGTGAAGTAATCGCCTGACATTGTTCCTCCTAGTCTTGT